TAGTATGGTAATTTACTTAAAATAAATTCATTTGGTCTATAACCTAGATAATTTACATTTGGTAAAGTTTTTGCTTGATCATATAAATCTTGATATTGTTCGTCATTATCTTTTTCGAAATCTTCACCATAAATTTTACAGCTACTATAAACATCTAATTCAATATTTTCTTTTTCAAGTAATTGCATGGTGGCTAATAAAACATTTAAACCACGCCAGGGCGTTGGATGAAATATCATTCTTAGTGTATCGCCTTTTTTATAAACTTGTCTTTCAGGAAAATTTGTTACACCATTTTTTATGACATGACATCTATCAGTTGGCAAATCATAAAGATCTCTATACTTTTCATAGTTCCAACTAGAGTTAAAAACATACCAATCATATTTTGTGTGGTTAGATTTATCTTTAAACCACGGAGCTATATTTGGTTGATTGGGAGCATTTTTTTGCCAAAGAATATTTATTTTGTTTTGATCTAAAGGTATTTTTTCAGGAACTGATGTACAAATAGAGAAGTTACTCAGTAAATCATGATCAACATATTTATTTAAAAAATTGTGTTGAAGCTCAGTCCCACCTAATGGAGTCAATCCGTTTCTCCGTCCAGTGATAACTCAGGGACGATAATGTTAACATCCCTTTGTATGTCACTTTCGTTTGTGTCAGTGGTATTATCTTGGATGTCTTTTTGTGCTTCATCTTCATCTTTATAAACTTTACCAGTTTTTTTGTTTTTGATGGTAACTTCTGATTTGCAATGTATTACGTCCATATTCTTAAATACCAATATTTTTTAAAAATTGCAAATAAATTATCCGTTTTCTTGTGAGCGATCAAGTAGTGCATATGACACTATACCTTGTATTTCGTTAGCAGTGCCTGCGGTCATTTTTAAAATATCACCTTCTTCTAATACAAGTGTTTGTGATATTATTTGCCGTGTTGTATTTGAGGCAATTGCAGCATTATCAATTCTAAATGTAGCTGATGCACTTGTGTCTGTAACTTGTGTTGCTAAATTTACTGCAGCACTTGATGAGCCATTATGAACTTGTATTTGTTTAACTAAACAACGACCATTAGTTGGTGCAGTTAACACACTTGTTGTGCCAGTTGTTGTTAGTGAAAACCCTTGATTTTTGTATTGTATCGTCATCAGCTCATAAAAAAGTTAAAGGCATCTTGTTCGTTTTTTAAATCATTTTGATAAGCAAAGTTTAATTGATTTACTAATGTTTCAATACCATAAGTTATTTGTCTTTGGTTTTGCACTACATAATCTTCATTTAGTTCAGGAATAAGTATATTTATTTTAGCCAACTTTTCTCGCTCTCTTTAAAGCCTCTTTTGCTTTTTTTGCAATACTCACAACTTGTGTTTTGCCCATAACTTTTGCTCGTTGTTCCATAACAGTTAGTATTTGTATCTTTCGTGCATAAGGTTTATTTATTTTTTTTACCTTAGCTACAGTTTTTCTAGCATCGGTTGGTGTGGCAAATTTTATACTGACAGTATCTTTAGGATTTTCATCGGTATAAAGTCTTCGATCACTACCTTTAGGTTTTTTTCCTGTGCCTACTTTTGGATCCCTTTTAACCATTATCTTCTTCCATCAGGTTGAACATCAGCTCTGAATGCTCCAAAACGCCAAGACTCATCAGTTGATGTATTTTCTATTTTAAGAGATGCTAACCTACCTCTTGCTCTTGTGTCAACCTTTTTTGTAGTTGAACTGACAGTAAAAGGTCCTAATGGTGAGGACGCTTCTGTTTCTGATGGAAAATCTTTAAGGTTAATAGTAATTTGAGCATTACCATCAAGCTTTCCAAAGTCAGGTATAAATCTTCTTATTTTAACAAAAAACTCACCAGCACTACCTTCTATCGGCATTTCAAAATCACCCGATTCTATAAACGCATTGATTGCTGTTTTATTACCTAATACATCTAATTGATTACTGCCTGTTTCGTGTTTGTATAATGTAGCGGCACCAAACTCATTCGTAATACCATTAATAGATACAGAAGGTAAACCTGTAGAATTATACTCTGTTGCGTATGGGTTATCTAATACATACTTATCACTGTATGCTGTTCGTGCTAAAGAGCTTGTTGTCCATAATCCCTCTCTATAATTTAATGTCACACATCGATCTATTTGTGTTGAGCCATCTTTACAATAAAACCAATTTATTTCTGTAAACAAAGTATTATATCCTGCAAAGACTTGTTCACTTTGACCAAAATTAAATCCTAAGTCATCTGAGGTTTGCGTGGTAAACACAAAATCCTCAACAGAACAGGTAAGTTTTTTTACTGAACCACCATCGTAAGCATAGAAACCACCAGACTTACCCATCCAATACATAATACCATCCACATGCACTAATGAGTGCTGTGACATGGCTCCACAGTTTGAACCCACTTGTCTTATTGAAAATGTAAATGGAGGACCAACAAACTGCATAATATAAGCAGAGGTGTCTGTCACAATAAATATATAATCTTTACCTCGTGCTGCACTTACTATCTTTGAACCACTGTCTAATTGAAATGTTCCTGCTGTATTAGTTGAAACAGGTGCATAGTCTGTTCTATCTTCTTGATCTGAAAAGCGTATGAACATTTTATCTTGTGTGTTAATAGAACCAATTGTTGTTTCTGTTCCTAAATGAACTAAATGTCTATCTGTATCTGATACAATTGTCATAACACTTGCTGTTGGATTTGTGGTAACAGCAGTTGCTCTTGTAGTCACACCATCAGTTGGATTCCATTCAAAGGTGCCACCATTTTTAATTGTAGCTATTAGTATTGTGCCATAATTATCTAATGACCAATTACCTGGTTCTAAACTAGTAGCTGAAGCAGACGTTGCTGAACCCCAAGCAGTAGAGCCATTCCAAGTTCCTGTACCCCACCCAAAACCAAGTGTTTGTGTAGCTGATCCAACAGGAAAGTAAGATTGTACTGATCCTGATCCTGCTGCAGTCATACCAGAGCCAGATTCACTTGAAGGCATTGTTATTGTAAAACTGTTTGTAGCTGCTGTAATAATTTGAAAAGGGTTATCAGTAAAGTTAGCTGCTGTAAATCCTGTACCACTTCCAGGCATAGTCACTGATGAAAAAACAACAAACTCCCCTGCTGTTAAGTTGTGAGAAGTTTTGTTTACTGTTACTGTTGCAGACCCATTTGTGGAGGTAAAAGTCAAACCTGTTATTGCAGTTTCAAGTGGACTAATATCGTAAATACCACCACCATAAAATAAAAACAAACCTTTACTTGTACCTATCGCTATGTATTCTGTGCCATTTCTATCAGTCCAAATGTGTGAGGCTCTTGCTACTCCAGGTAAAGTTGTTGATACAGCTTGTTGCCAACCACCAATTTTTTCAGGTTCACCATAACGAAAACGAACAAAGTCACCATCTGTCCATTGGTTTGCTGCTTCACTTTGTGTTATTTGTTTGTTAAAGCCACCTTTGAAGGGTATACGAATTAAAGGCATGTCACCTCGCAGTCACAGGGTTTGTTCCGTCCCCAACAAATGGATGTTCTGCCCAAGCCATATAAATATGAGTAGCACCACTACCATTGTAATTCGTTCCACCACTAGAACCTGTCCTTATTTTAAATCCATTACTTAAAAAATCTACTGCATTATTAGCATCAACATTATCAGCAGCAGTTAAATTCCATTTTAAATCTCTGGTCATTGGATTTATTGGGTCACGAACTGTGTCTTTTGCTGTCCAATGATAACCAGCAGTTAATCTCTTGATCACTACATAAGCTGGTCTAAACCCTAAATAAACAAATGGACCATCTGCACTTCCATTTCCTACATATTTTCCAAATTTGGAAAAACCATCGACAGAATGCCACACCCAAGCTGTTCGTTCTTCAGTGCTTTGCATTCCATAAGTACCAATAGAAATTACACTTGATGTTGGTGCAGTATTATTCCATAAAGTTGAATCTGCACCATAAGTGCCGTCAGATTGTATTTGCATACTACCATTAGCTGGTGATGCGTCTTGGTCTTTATGATAGGTTATCCAACCATCTCCAGTAGCATTTGTTCGTTTATAAAACATCCATTCTGGTGTTTGTGATAAGCCGTGTCCAACTGTTGCTGCACTACCCCCACCAGTCCATCTAACGATAGAAAATCCAGCTGTCGTATTAACCTGAACAGTTGAGGTAATTGAACCATCGTTATTTGTAGCAGTTGTGCCTCCGTTTGCTACCCAGTTCCAACTTACATATGAATTACCAGAAGTATTTATCAATGTATCATCTTCCATTTGAAAACCACCCTTTAGAAATTTTTGAACACCATCTGTTACTGTAATTTGTTGAGAAGTTAAATCTGGGTATAGCATTTGAGTTGAACCTCTTGAACTGTCTTGTAGTGAATGATTAGAAGAAGCATCACGATTTTTAATCCACACCAATCCACTCACCCCTTTAGCTGTTTCTGGTAAGTTGTCTTGTTGCCAAGCTGAAAATCCAGTTGGGGGTGTGTATGAAAAAGTTTTTTGTCCAGCATTCATAATAAATGTATGGGATGCACCACCAAGACCAGTAGATAGTGACCAAACACCCATTTTCCAATTAGAGTTTGTATCTATATTAGTTACTAATGGATTCGCACCTGTTGATGGATTACCACTATTAAGCCAAGTGTTATTTTTGCCTATCCATAGTTTTTCACCATCTCTTGCAAATTGAATTATATCACCAGATGTAGTTGTTACTAACCCTGAGTTTACACTGTCTCCATCCCAAAATTGACCATCTGTTGTACCTCCATTTCTTATTGACAACCATCTCATATCCTCCGAACTACTACTAGCAGTTAGACTAACAGTATCTCTAAATAGACCTATATATCTGGGTGAGTCATTAATTGCATCTGCTTCAACCTCCCAATATATTTTATTAGAATTTGGAACATTCATACCAGTTAAACACATTCTACCAGCACCTGTTGATGGTGTTCCTACAATTTTTAGATTACCTTCACTTAAAGTCCAGTCTCCACCATTTCTTCCTGAATCAAATGTCGCATGATTCTGTGTCGGACTATCGGTGGTCTGGTCTCCAGCTACAAGGTTTGTAACACTGAAATCATTCTCATTTCCACTGGTGTCGTCTCCAAGTGCAGAACTTGTACCAAACTGTAATCTAAAACCATTGGTTCCGTAAGTGATACC